GCAATGAAAGAGTTACAAGTGGAACAAAGTGTTCCACGAATAAGCCCTGTACCTTTTAATCTCTTTTGATGGGAATGATCCAAACAAGGTCTTTCTGGAACTCTACCACAAATAGCACATACTCCATTTTGTCTTTTTTCAAGAATCCATTTTCTTAAATTTGGAACATCTTTTGCTTTTAATTGTATTGGTTCACTATTAAAATTTGTCATTTTAATAATTTCCCCATTTTGAAGGATTTCCAGCATTTAGAACTTTAAACCAATTAGAAATATCTGATCCAAGGGAAGTTAATTCATATTGTAATGCAGTTTCTTTTAATCCATCTTTACTTAAACTATCTCTTTGCAAATTGTATTCTGGAGTTCCTCTAAATGGTAAAATTACTAAGGCTTTGTTTCTGTTGATTATTTTTCTCCCTTCTTCACTTGTGATATCTTTATAAGTTTTAAGATTTGGAGAAAGTTTCCCTTTCAAGAATTTTATAACTGTTTTTTCTGCAACTCCAGAAATTCCCGGAACCTTATCAGAATTACAACCACCAATACTTTTTATACGTTTCCACATTTTTGGTTCAACATCGAATTCTTCTTTGAAATTTTTATATGTATAATATTGGGTTGTTTTTGCATTTAAAATACAAACTTTTGGAGTTAATAATTGATAAATATCTTTATCAGTGGTAACAATAATAATTTCATGATCTTTGTATTTTTTACAAATACTTCCTATGATATCATCTGCCTCATATCCATTTTCTCTAAAAACATTTTTATAACCAATTTTTGGTAATATTGTTTCTGTTACGGCTTCAAATTGAGGAAAAGCAAGTTCATCCAAATCAATTTCTTCTTGTGTTTTTTCACTTCTTCTTGCTTTATATTCTGGAAATAATTTAGTTCTTAGGGAAAAATGAGGAGGGCTATCTAAAGCAAAAACACAATAAGTTGGATTTGTTTTTTGCATTAAAAATCTTAATTTCAATAAAAATCCAAATATAATATAATTTTCTCTATCTTTTGCTTTCAGATTTTTTATCCCTGAATGCTTTACGATATGAAGTATTGCGGAGGTATCAATTAGTAGTATTCTTTTTGTAGAATTTTCCATTTACTTTCCTTTTTTGTGAAAATGGGCAACATTTCCAATAACTTACAATATTATTTTCCATGTTGCCCATATTTAACCAATTATCGGAATATCAATTATTGGTTAATCGTCTGCCCAATCATCATCATCCCAATCCGTTGTTTCTTCTTCTGAACTTTCTTCTTCCTCTTCAAAAATGGTGTCAATCAAAAGTTTTCTTAACTTTTTTACATCCAAAGTCAAATCAATATCTTCTAATCCCTCTGTTGTATTGCAAAATTCTTTTAATTCTGCCAGAGACATTTTATTAATTTGTTCTTCCGTGATTTGATCTTCATCATCTTCCATTACTTCTTCAATTTCTTTTTCTATAACTTTTTCAATTGGTTTTTCTTTTTTTGGTTTTTCTGGAGCAGGTTTTGGTTTTTCTTCTATTTTTTTGGGAGTTTCTTTCTTTGCTGGAGGAGGTAATTCTGTCTCTTCTTGTTCATCTCCTACAATAGATTCAACTTGATTCCCAACAAAATCCCACATCTCTTCCAAAATTTCTTTTTCATCTACTCCATCAGGAATATTTTGAGCAATTGTACAATGAGATTTTACCCAACTACCATCTATTTCAATGGTTTTTCCAAAAGAAACTTCAATTCTTCTTTGTTCTGAAAACTGTTTAATTTTGTCCGACATTTTTTACTCCTTTTTAATTAACATATTTAGGTTTTCGGTTTGGTTTTATCTTTATCATGATATTGTTATAAGTTTTTTGACAAAGTAAATCCAATTCTTTTTCTTTATTATTTTGTTCAATGTACTGAATAATATCTTCCATTGAAGGGTGTTTTGCTTTTCCTGTTGATTTTACTGTAGAAGGTTCCATAAAACCCTGTGTATTTATTGACCCAGGTGATCCAGACCATTCCCCTTCTTCAACAAGAAATCTGATACAAGACCTGATATTATCTAAACCATAATCGTTTAATACGGAAAACATTGCCTCCCCTTGTTTTCCTATTAATTTATTTTTTGTTATTTTTGCCTGTACATTTGTTCGTATTGTTCTTTTCCCTTCTTTGTCTTTCTTTTGACAAGCAAGCCATACTTCCAAAGCAGAATAAAATCTTAAAGCATTTCCACCTGATCTGGTTTTTGGTGTAAACATTGCCCCGAATCCAATATTATCCCTTGTTTGAGAAATAACAATTAATACTGAATCTTTTTCCGCTAATTCTTGTATTCTCATGGAACAAAATTTAGAGAATAATTTAGCCTTTCCATCTGTATATTCCCCTTTTGTTTCATTCCCTTTATCTCTCTTTTTTCTATTTTCTTCATCTTTTTCTAAAGCTGCTTCTGAAGTCAAAGCATCAAAAGAATCCAATACATAAATAAATGGAATATCATCATCTAATAAATGAGCAACTTTATCACAGAAATTTTCAATGGTTCTGCTTCGATAAGTTTGATCTATTCTTGACGCACACTCATTTCCAAATAAAACAGGAAGATTAAAAGAATTTGCTGCTTCCACATCATCATAAATGAATTTGTAATCATTGAATCTTTCCAATTTATTACATTCTGCAAAAATTGTGAATGATATTAAAGACTTACCAGAATGTGAGTCTCCGATCAAATTCACTAATCTTCCAATTCGGAATGCCCCTTCAACTCTTCCAGAGCATTCCAAATTGAAAACTGTAGCCCCTGTTGGAACTAATTCATCTACATTAATGTTTGTTTTTTCCGAAAGCTTTTTGATTATGGGGTTCTTTCTTACTTCACTTATTTGTTCAGATAATGAATCTTCCGTAGTCTTTGCAATTTTTAAAATCTTTTGTACCATAATCATTTTTCCTTTTATTTTTTACGGAAAACTTTTGCAACTCTTTTTACTGGTGGAGGTTCAACATTTTCAGAAGCTTCTTCCTTTTTTGGAGAATCAGGAACATCTTCAACATCTTCAAATGGAGTTTCTTCTTTTTCTTGTTTTACTGGTTCTTGTGCAACTTTTAACCCTTTTGTACCACTTTCCCATGCGATACTAATTTCTTCATAGGTCGGGTGCATATTTATTACACTGTCCAAAGGAAAAGTTTTTTCAAGAATTGAATCTGGAATAGCTGATTCTCTATCTAAGAATCTGTGTCCAATATACTGAGTATTTTCAATTCCAGTTCCTTTTCTTGTCCAACAAACAGATTTCCCTTCATCAGGATCAGAAAAGAATATTTTTCCACCACCTTTTGGCAATGTTGCAATTTCTTTTAATTTTTCTTCCATAAAAAAGAAAGCAACATCATAAATCTGAACTCCCTTCTTTTCCTCTTCTGGAGAAGTTCTATTCCAAATTAGATAAATAGAGCGTCTTTTTGGTCTAATTTTACTCCATTGTTCTTTTGGAAGTTTTTCTGGTCCATTCAAATATTCACAAATTGGACATGGTTTATTGAAATTTACATATGGACAAACAAAGGGCAATCCAGCTTTTCCTACATTTTGATGAACTGCTAAATCCAAAACATAGTCAAAATCTCCTTTGTCTGTTACTGGACTTCCTGTTTCATCAAGAGGCATATCAGCACCAACTTCCCAAGGAAGAATATCAATAATATGGGATGCTTCTTTATCTCTGAAAAAGTTGACACCTGGAGGAATCTTTGATTTAAGATAAATTGTAGGGAATCTACCACCTGGAGTTGCGTTGGAATTATGTCTTTGTCTTAGTGCGTCTTTCTTGGATTTCATTCTGTCTCTAAAAGATACCATTTTTTACTCCTTAATTTTAAATTTAATTGTTAAGACTTTGCTTTTATTCTAACTCTTGTTTTTTCTCTTTTACTTTTTCTCTCCTTTCTTGCATCTTTTTATTTAATTCACCAACATGTTCTTGGTGTGTTTTCATGGAAATTTTCTTTTCAATATCCTTTACTTGATTTCTTGGCTCACTATAAAATCCTGATATTTTCAATGAAACTAAATTGGATAAAGAAGTTTTTCTTTGATCAAAAGAAATCTTAGCATTGGAAAATAAATTCACTTTATGATTATATTTATTCAATTCTTTTGCAGCTTCCATATACTTTTTTGAAATTTCTATTTTACTTTTTATAGCTGCTTCTGTTGCCTTTCCTTCAAATCCAAATTTTTCAAGATTATTACGAATTTCCAAAGAAAGATTATTTGTTACCCAATCTAATTTTAATTTTGCTTCATCTCTTTTAAATACGGCATCCGCCCATTTATCTGCATAATAACAATACATTCCTGCTTGATTTAACCATTCTCCTGGTAAATCGTTTTCATCAATTTCTAAATCTCTCCGATAATCTCTTAATTCTTCTGACATTTATTTCTCCTCTGGAGAATAACAAGCTTTAAAACAAGCTGCTGTTAAACCATATTTCCCATTGTCATAAAAATTATCTTTGAATTCATCTGCCATTAAAATAATCTCCATTTCATTAGAAGATTTTCCTAAAAGGCACTTTTCAAAATATCCAAGAATTGGTCGTCTTGCTGATTCTGCATCACCCTTAAAGTTACTCAATAAATGCTTGACTCTTGTCCATCTTGATAAATTTGAAATTTGGAAATTCATTAATGTTCTGCAAATGTCAATTATTTCTGTTTCGGAAGTCCCTGAAGATTTTAATGTCTCCATTGCTCTATCAATATCATTTTGCATGTCAATGACCATATCAAGATATTTTAAAGCAATTCCTGCTGAACCATCTGATAATTCAATAATTTTATCTAAAATTGTAGTTGGATAACCTTCTACTTTTTCTGCACTAAGTATTTTTTTCAGATGGATCATTAACTGTGAAGAAGTTAATGGAGATAATTCATAAATATGACATCTACGTTTAAACGTTATTTTTAATGCTTCTGGATTCGTTGTGCACATAACAAAGTGAACATGTTCAGGAGGT